CACGACCGCCGAGTCGCGGGCGACGAGATACCCCCCGCGCCACGCGATCACATCGCCACGCGCCGCGGCGGCATCGGCCTCGTCTTGCGTCTTGCACTCGACGGTGACCATCACACGCCCCCGATGCTGACCGGCTCGATCGCTCCGCGGATGGTGTGCCGCTGCACCCAGGTCGGGTGCATGAAGGTCTCGCGGTAGAGGTTGAGGATGGAGATCTGGACTGTGGCGCCGCCCGGGTCGCTGACGACGCGCGCGACCTCGTACTGGTCGCTGCGCGGCTCGATGATCACGACAGCGCCTTCGGTGTACTGCGCCGCGGGGCGCGCCTTCTCGGCCAAGAGGTGCAGCTCGAGGGCCTGATCGACCCTGATCCTTCCTGGACGTGACCAGTCGTTCGTGGTAGGATTCGCGTTATCCATGCCGATGTGTCTCCCATCGCTTGGTAGATGCCCTCGTCGGTGGCAGCCGGCGGGGGCATCGTTCGTTGAGGGCCCCGATACCGACGGGGACAGAGCGACGATACCACTGGGTATTCATCGTGTCAAGGGGTCTCACTCCACTCGACCGTCACCACTGGCCCTCGGCGCTGCGCATGGCGTCGCGCAGTCGCTTCCTTCTCTTGCGCAGCCGCTTCTCGACCGCGGCCGCGCGGATCTCGCGCACCAGGCGCGAGTTCGAGGCGACCTTGCGCGGCCCGGGCGCGCGGTAGTTGAGCTTCTCGAAGGCGGCACAGCCGAAGCCGGCGTCGGGCACCAGCCCGGCGAGCAACTTCCCGATCGCGCCGCCAGCTCCGCCGACGGCGGACGCGATTGCCGTCAGGGCCGCAGTGACGTTGGCCCCAGGCCGAGCGTTGAACTGCACGCCGCCGTACCTTCCGATGGTGCCGCTCCTGAGCTCTTCCATGTCTACCCCCATCAGAACGGGATGTCGTCGTCGAAGTCGGCGCCCGGCTTGCGCTTCGACTCGCCGCCCGGCGACTTGGCCGGCGCGCGCTGGTCACGCTTCTCTCCGCCGCCGTCGTCCTCGCGTTTGGCGCCGATGAACTGCATGCGGTCCGCGATGACCTCGGTGGTGTACTGGTCCAGGCCTTCCTTGTTGACCCACTTGCGGGTCTGCAGCTTGCCCTCGAGGTAGACCTGGCTGCCCTTCTTCAGGTACTCGCCGGCGACCTCGGCGATGCGCCCGAACATCACGATGCGGTGCCACTCGGTGCGCTCCTGCTGCTCGCCCGACTTGTCCTTCCACCGTTCGCTCGTCGCGACGCTGAAGTTGCAGACCGCGTCACCAGATTGCGTGTAGCGGACCTCGGGATCCTTGCCGAGGTTGCCGAGGACGATGACCTTATTGACGGATGCCATGCTCTTCTCCAGTGAACGTGTACCCGCCCCAGCACTGGGCGAGCGGTCTGGCGTCGATGCCAGGTTGCGGTTGATATAGGGGCCGCGTCTCGCCTTCGACGAATCGTCTGAAGTAGAGCAGCTTGATCCCCTTCTTGCAGTGTTCCCTCTCGTAGTACTCGAGCTCGAGATTGTCGGCGCCCTGGAAGAGCGCGCGCCGTGCCGTTGATATTGAGACGCCTGATCGGCTGGCCGCTTCAGCGACGGTGATCGGTCGATCAGACGGGACGATGGAGATGACGCGCTCCCTCATCCCGCCGCTAGTCTGTGTCGCCGCCATCGCTGTCGCCGTCCGCGTGAGACACCGCCGGGATTCCGAAAAGACCGATCTGGTTCTGGTCGTTGACCACTCCCCCGAACCCGCACTCGATCAGGAAGTCAGCTTCGCCGGCGTCGACGCCATCTTCGTCCCTGTCATTCGTCGAGACCAGGTGCTCGCACGACGCCAGCCGCACCCACCCTTCGCGCCCCCGGTCGACCACTCTGACCGCGCACATGCACGCGTAGAACGGCGCTTCGTCGGGCCTCGAATGCGGGCACCCGTTGGCGACCAGGTAGCGCTGGTCCGGATGCCTCTTGATGGACACGACGTTCGCCTTCCGGTGTGTGGTCATGATCCCGCCTCCAGCACGCGCCGCTCCTCGGCGAGATCCCTGGTGACGGCGCGCTCTTCCGAGAACTTGTCCGGGTACCTGGCCTTGAGCTTGGCGATATTGACGTTCGCGACTTCGAGCGGACAGAAACCGGTGAGCTCCTCGACGCCGGCCAGCTTCTCCGCCTGGTACCACAGCGAGTCCCCGGCCTCTTCGATCACGTTGGTGTGGTCGATGCGGTCCTCGTCGTTGTGGGCCTGAATCAGGAGCGCCTCGAGCATCTCGGCCTCCTCGCCCAGCGCGCCGAGCGTTCCGTGGAACAGCTTCTCGTTGAGCGGCAGAACGTCCTCGCTGTTGAGCGAGACCTCCACGGAGGACTCGAGCAGCGAGAGCGCTACCCTGATGTCCTCGATCGCCGAGAGGTACTGCTCGACGGTCGTCTCGCGACGGTAGAAGACCTGCTTCTTGAGCAGGTCGGCCAGGTCGCCGGCGGCGACAAGCACCTCGATCGTCGCGAGCGTGGCGCCGAGATCTCCGCGGACTTCGCCGACGCGCCTGGCGGTGCGCTGGGCCGCGGCCTGGTACTTGTTCCAGTTGAGGATTTCGCTCACAGGATGACCTCCCCGCCGCCCGGCAGCGCCCAGACGATGCGGCCCGAACTGTCGCGCCGCGCGATCGGCACGCCGTCGACCGTCTTCGCTTTCGGTCCGTCCTTGGTCTCGACGACCTCGATCTTCGGGGTGAGGTGCATGCCGTTCCACTCGCGGTGGTTCACGGCGCCGCTGGCGCAGTACGTCACCCCGGGCGATGTCCGCTCGTCGCTCATTGCGTCTCCTGCTTGGTGAAGTCGAACTTCCCCTTGATGTTCGCGCCGAAGTATTTCCCGACGCTCTCCGCGGCGATGAGGCCCTCGTAGACCTCCCGCGGCACGCCGGCGTAGTCGTAGCGCGCGCCGCGGTGGAACTGAACGCCGAGGACTCGCTCGCCGGCGTCGTAACCGACGGCGGCGATCTGGCTGCTGGAAACGGGCTGCATCTGCATGATCTTCTCCTCAGGCCACGCGCTTCGCGGCGAGCGACTCGGTGGGGACCGCCTTCACGCCGGGGATCTTCAGCGCCTCCTTGTCGGTGCGCGCCCGGCCGTTCAGGTACGTCATGTCGGCCTGGAGCGCTTGGAGCGGCGCTTCGCCGGTGGCGACGGCCAGCACCAGGTCCATCAGGTTCGTGACCTCCGCCGACCAGGTGACGCGCGTCACGGTCGAGCGCACCGCCGTCGAGACCGCGATCGGGATGTGCGGCGCGGTCACGAGCGTCGCCGCCTCCTTCACGGCCGCTGCCGCCTCGGTGGCACCGGAGGACTGCAGCGCCGCCGCCTGCGCCTCGAGCCTCCGCTTCTGCTCGTCGGCCGCCTCCTGCGCCTTGCGCTGCTCCTCGGCCCGCGCCGCGGCGAGCTCGCGGTCGTAGTTGAGGATCTTCGGCTGCAGGATCGCGATGGCGCGGTCGCAGGTTTCGATCATCGGCTTGAACAGCGCGTCGACGCGGCGGCCGGCCTCGAGCATCGGGGCCTTCAGCTCGGTGCGCAGGTCTTCGAGCTTCTTCCGCTGACGCTTGATGCCGGCCAGCTCGCTGTCGCCCATCTGGCGCGTATCCTCGCTGTCGATCACGAAGTCGTTCGCGATGCCGAGCAGCGACTGCGCGCTCGACGAGAGCTCGGCGGGGATCTCGGGGACCGAGACCACGGTCTTCAGTTCGCTCATTTCATCGTCTCCATCACGTTGTAGACCCGGAGGGTTGCAGCCCAGTCCGGCAGGATGCGGGCGGCGTCGTGCTCGTCGAGGCGAGCCGGCGAACCGTCCGCTGAGAGGTACAGGTTTGCGAGGCGGTTGGCCTTCACGTCGGCGAAGTGGTATCCGCCGAGCTGGATCGGGTGCGTGCGCACCGGGTGCGAGGTGATCTTCCAGTCGATCAACCACGTCTGGGAGTCTCGAGCGCCGAAGAAGTCGCGCGTGCCGGCGTAGCCGCCGTGGTCGCAGTAGAACTGCGCCTCCCACATGAATTCATCCCACGACGCCGAGTCCCACCACTCACGCCAGCAGAGGAAGTAGGGCAGCACCTCGTCGTGGAGCGACAGTTCGTCGAGCTCGTCGCGCAGGAACAGGTCGATCGCCCGGTGAACCGCCGTCCCGAGGCGCGCCTTCCGGTCGAGCACCGCCGCCGGGATGCCGGCATACGCGTCCGGGTAGACGCGCTTCAGGATCTGCGTCACCGACGGCACCACGCGCCCGTCCAGGCGGTAGGTGTGCGTCGCCTCGTCGAAGGTCAGGCGCGCGCCCATGCCATCGCCTCGTTGCGGATCGCGTTCGGCATCGCGTCGAGCTTGACGCCGAACTTCTCGAAGAACGCCTCCTCGGTCTTGCCCTTGCGCTCCATCGTCTTGCGGACGGTCGCGATCATCCCGGCGCTCGCGACCTCTCCGACCGGAGGCACCCCACTCGTGGCGGGGCTCGCACCCGTCTCGGGCGCGCCTGCGGTGGTCTGCTTGACCTCGCCGGTCTCCGGGTCGACATCCATCGCGCCGGACGGAGGATCGGACTTCGGCTTCGCTGTCGGCATGAACTCGTTCCCCGGCCGCTCCGGAGGCGCAGACGAACCGGGCTCGTCGATCTCGAAGGGCTTGCCCTCCATCTCCTCGGCCGTCGGCGCGGCGCCGAACTCCGGGAACGCCCTGCGCAGCGCCTGGGCTTCGGCGCACTTCACGAGCTGCGCGAAGGGGCGCTTCTGCCACATCGCGTTCGGCGCGTCCGTGTATCGCGACGCCGTGGCGTAGTTCTCGGACCAGAACTCCGTCGCGGTGAACGAGGCGATCTCGCCATCCGGGAGGCGACGCTTGACGGTGACCTTGCACCACTTGGGGTGGGTGATCGTCTTCTCGCGCTTTTTCTTCGTGCCGTTACCGCGGGCGTCGTCCTCCCAGTACTCCTCGACGAACCTGAACTCGACCTGGGGGCCGAACTCCGGCTCGCTGGTGCCGGCGTGCGCTCCGCTGCGCGACGCCTGGCTGCGGTAGAGCCCGATGCCGGGCATGATCGTGTCCCTGTCGGCGTACAGGGCCTTGCCGTTGTCCTTCGTGCCGACCTTGACCTTCATCGGCACGATGTGGACCGGCTTCTGCATCGGGTCGAGCCGCTGCGCACGGCAGTAGCCGAGCACGAGCTTGATGCTGTCGATGTTCGCGCCCGGATACAGGCTCGCGCCGAGCGTCTTGATGAGCTGATCCTCCGGCAGCGCGAACGCCGGGATCTGCTGCTCGATGGGGATGATCTGGGACATGGTCACCTCACGATCGCGGCGGCGGCGAGGAGCAGAACCAGGACGACGATCGCCGCCCGCTGCAGATGCTTCCACCACGGGGTGGTGTTGAAGTAGTCGAGCGGCAGTCCGCTGTCGCGCGGCGCCTCGTAATGGGAGAGCTCGAAGCCGGTGTGGCTTCCGAAGCGGAAATCACGCTTCACGGGGCACCTCCCGCGAGACGACGGCGACGCCGCTGCCGTGGCAGCGCCGGCACTGGTGGCCCGGGGCCATCTGCCGATCATTGACCGCGCCGGTCTCGACCCAGCCGACTCCGCCGCAGGACGGGCACCGCACGCTATCGTAGACCGTCGTGGTCGACTTCGTGGTGGCGGCGACGTCAGCAGGCATGGGCCACCTCGAACTTGGTGAGCATGTCCAGCGCGCGCCTGACCTCGCGGGCGGCGGCCTTGGTGTCGCCGAGGATCAGGGACGTCTCGGCCAGGATGAGCGCCTTGGTGACGCCGCCGCAGACGTCGGAGGCGTTCAGCGCGCGCGCGGCGTCGATCGCGACGCCTTCGTCGTTGATGTCGTCGACGATGACGGTTCGCGTCGCGTCCTGGTTGATCCTGCGGATGTGGAAGGAGGCGGGGTTGTCGTGGTAGGGCGCCACCTCGTACGCCCCGATGCGCATGGTCATGTCGGTCTCCGAAACCCGGTTGGCAGCCCGGGTGTGGTGAGACTCTATACCCAAGGATACCGACGTGTCAAGCCCCGCAGGTCGCTCGGAGAATTTGTCCACGTCGGCATTGTGATGCGGCCTGCCGGCGCCTGGCAATTGGACAGACGGTATTGCGAACTGTTTACCAGTTGGTATAGACTGCGTCCCCATGAAGTCACCCATCACAAGGTTTCTGGCGTCTCTCGATGACGCGCGAGCTCGCGCGGCATTCGCCGCGGCCTGTGAAACGAGCCTCCAGTACCTTCGTCACCTGGCGGCCGGCAGGAAGCGGCCGTCTGTCGAGATGTGCGTCGCGCTCGAGAAGGAGAGCGGCGGCACCTTGCGCTGCGAGGGCCTGCGTCCCGATGTTGACTGGGACTACCTCGCCCAGAGGCGGGTCGCTGATCGTCAGGCCCTCGAGTCCCCTACCGCTGTTGGGAGTGCCAGGCGTTCGGCGCCCGGGCGACCCGCAGCGAACCAAGGTCGGCGGAAGTGATGGTCGGCGCACTCTATACCAAATGGTGCGGCTACGTCAAGTGGCTGATGTATTCGCCTTGAGACGTGCCGCGAAGGTCGACGAGAACCATGGCGAGATCGTCTCGGCGCTCGTGCTCGCCGGGTATTCGGTCCAGTCGCTCGCCGTGGTCGGCGACGGCTGTCCGGACCTCCTCGTCGGCGGCGGGGGCTGGAACGTGCTGATCGAGGTGAAGGACGGCAGGAAGGATCCTTCGAAGCGCCGCTTCACTCCGGCGCAGAAGAGCTGGCATCGCGACTGGCGCGGGACTGCGCACGTCGCGGAGTCGGTAGACCAGGCGCTCGCGATCATGGGCGCATACCGCAGCAGGGGAAGACCAACAGGAGACTGAGATGCCGAAGGGCAAACGCAAGACGACGGCCCGCGCCGTCGAGTTCGAAACGAAGGAGGATCTGCGGGGCCAAGTCACCGCGCTCCGCGCCGAGGTCGACACGATCAAGGCGGTGGAGGCGGCGAGGCGGCAGATCCAGCGCGAGCGCGCCGAGTGGTCCGAGGCGGCGTACGACGATCTGCTCACCAGCTTCGTGGGCTTGGTCCCGTACGTGTACCTGGCCCAGGACGGTCAGGTCGTCATCGTCACGGGCAACGACGATGGGCTCAGCAGGCTCCATCTGCGGCCGCACGTCGCCGAGTCGCTGCGCAACCAGTTGTCGGTGGCTCTCAACACGAAGCGGGCCGAGGACACGTGGCGGGCGCAGGCGCTGACGAAGGCGCCGCAACCGGACGGCATCAGCAACGTCGAGATCGTGCCGCACCTCCAGCGCGAGACGGACACCAGCAGGGCCTGACCGAACACGCGCGCGGATAGGGGGCACCCGAAGAGCCGGCCGTCCACCGGCCTGCCGCGCGCACCTTCCGCTGGACGCGATCGGGCATCGCGATGAAGTGGTTTCGGATGTACGTCTCAATGGTCGACTCGATGAAGGTCGGCCAGCTCACCGACTCCGGGTTCCGGGTGTACGTCGAGCTGCTGTGCCTCGCCGGGGAGAAGCGTGACGCCGGCCTGACCGGCGCGAACGCTCGCAACATCTCGTGGCGCCTGAGACGGAATGTTGACGCCGCCGTCACCGAGTGCGTCACAGCAGGTCTCATCGCGGTGACGGATGACGGCGAGTACCGCGTGCTGGACTGGGACGCCAAGCAGGGCGACCCGCTGTCCGGATCCGAGCGCACGCGGGCGTGGAGAGAGCGCAAGCGCTTGAAAGTAAACGAAGTGACGAATGCTGTGACGAATTCGTCACAAGGCGGTGACGGTGTTGACGCTGTAGAGGAGAAGAGAGGAGAGGAGAAGACTTCCTCACCTAACGGTGAGGAGGGCGGCTCGGCGCCGCCCCCGTGCCCGCACGGCAGGATCGTCGACCTCTACCACGAGACCCTGCCGACGTGCCCGAGGTGCCTGGAGCTGAACGACACGCGGCAGGGGTACATCCGCGCCCGGTGGCGGTACGTCTGGGAGCAGCTCGGCCAGCGGAAAAAGCCGCGCGCCACCGAGGACATCCTCGCGTCGTTCCGCGGCTACTTCGAGCACGTCGCGAAGTCGCCGTTCCTGACCGGCCGGGCCGAGGCGTCTGGCGGCCGGCCCCCGTTCCAGGCTGACCTCGAGTGGCTGATGCGCCCGACGAACTGGGCGAAGGTCCGCGAGGGCAAGTACCACCGGGAGGCCCAGTGAGGATCCTGCACTCGATCGAGACCGAGCAGTCGCTGCTCGGCGCGGTGATGCTCGACGGAGATACCTTCGACGTCGTCGCGTCGATCGTCTCGGCCGGCGACTTCTACTCGGACCAGCATCGGTACATCTGGCGGTCGATCGCCGAGCTCCTGGCGGCCGGAAAGCCCGCCGATCCCGTCAGCGTTGCCGGCCACCTCGAGGAGCGCGGAACGCTCGAGGACGTCGGCGGCCGGGAGTACATCGCCGAGCTCTACGCTGCGGTTCCTGGTGTCTCGTCAGCGAAGTCGTGGGCCCAGATCGTCCGCGATCGGGCTGTCGAGCGCAGGCTCGTGGCCGCCGGCGATCAGATCATGTCGATCGCGGCCGACACCGGCCCGCTCGCCGAGCGCGTCGATCGGGCCCAGGCGATCGTGGAGTCGATCACGGAGAGCGCCGTCACGGGCGGCCCGGAGCCGATCGGCGTCGACCTCTACGGGTTCATCGACGAACTCGAGCGCAGGCACGAGAGGCAGGAGGACGTGACCGGCCTGCGCACCGAACTCGATGGCATCGACAAGAAGCTCTCCGGCCTGCAATCGGGGGATCTGGTGGTTGTCGCTGGGCGCCCGAGCATGGGTAAGACGTCCCTGGTGCTGCAGTGGGCTGAGCGGGTCGCCTGCCGCGGCGAGACGGCTCTCTTCTTCTCAGCCGAGATGAAGCGATCCCAGATTGCACTGAAGGCGGTGTCCAACATCGGGCGCATCAGCCTCGAGAAACTGAGAACAGGAAAGCTCGATGCAGACGACTTCTCGCGCGTCTCCGCGGTGATGGCCCGACTCGAGAAGGCGCCGCTGTTCATCGACGACACCGGAGGCATCTCGATCGACCAGATCCGCGTTCGATCGAGGTCGGTCAAGAGGAAGCACGGGCTCTCGCTCATCGCCGTCGATTACCTGCAGCTCCTGACCGCCGACGGCGAGCATCGCGAGCAGCAGATCGCTGCAGTTTCGAGATCGCTCAAGGCGCTCGCGAAGGAGCTCGACGTGCCGGTGGTTGCGCTGTCGCAGCTCAACAGGTCTCTCGAGCAGCGGCAAGACAAGCGCCCGATGATGAGTGACCTCCGCGAGAGCGGCGCGATCGAGCAGGACGCTGACGTCATCATCTTCATCTACCGGGACGAGGTCTACAACCCGAACTCCGATGCCGTTGGGATCGCCGAGCTCATCGTAGCCAAGCAACGGATGGGACCGATCGGGATGGTGCCCGCCGCGTGGCACGCGGAGTACGGATCGTTCGGGGACGTCGACTGGCGGCGCCCGGATCGCGAGGAGCGCAAGCCGGCCAGGGTGGTGCTCGATGACTTCTAGCGCCGGCCTCGCGGACGCGTCCGTGTGGGGGCGAGTGGGCGAAAACCTGATCGAGAGCAAGCCGTACGCGGTTCAGAGGATCGTGACGCAACAGCGAAAGATGTACTTGCTGTGGAAGGACGTCGTGGCGAATGGGCGAGCTCAGCCAGTGTTGGTTGGGAGATTCACTGATGCCGCGGCGGCGCGAGAAGCAGCTCAGCGTGACTCGGAGGGGGTGTCGAAATGAAGGCGCTGTTCGCGAAGGTCGGAAACATCAAGGCGTTCCCATCGAGCGGTGTGTGTCGCGTCGAGATTGAGGCGCCGTACGAGGCGTTCGCGCAGATCGTCTCGGCGCTCCACGAGCAGCAGGTTCTGGTGACGATCGCGCCGCCGATGGACGGTCCGTACGGAATCCGCAACGGTGGTTCCGAAGAGCGCGTCGTCGAGCCCAGGAAGCCAGAGGTGCCGGCATCCCATGAGTCGCATCTCGGCGCGCGCGCGAAGTGGGCCGTCCTGAGGTGTAAGGACGAGGACTTCCGTGATTGGCTGACCGCGACGTTCAATGATCTGTGGGTGGAGGAGCGAGCTCGCTGCGAGACCGCCGAGGAGGCTGCGAAGTGGGTCATCTGCAAGATCTGCGACATCGCGAGCCGTCGAGAGCTCGACACGAACACCGAGGCTGGGGCGAGGTTTGATCGAATGATCCGCGTCCCGTTCGCTAGGGCTCTGCGATGACTGACGCTGAGCGATACAAGTCCGACGTCAAGCGTCTCCCGTGCGAGATCTGCGTGCGCAATTTCGGCGTCGACCCGGAGCCGCAGACGGATGTCGTGAGCGACGGGCACCACCCGCGCACCGGTGCCGGCGCCGGGCGGAAGAACAGCGACATGGACCTCATCGCTCTGTGCAAGGAGCACCATCAGGGAAACACCGGGCTGCACGGCATGGGTCGTAAGAAGTTCGAGCGCGTGTACCGCGTGACCGAGGCCGAACTGACGGAGTCGACGCGACGGCGCGTCATGGAACTGAGAGCTAGGAGGGTGTGATGTTCGGATTCAAGAAAGGAACAAAGGCGGCGCTCAAGGCGGAGCTGTCGGCCGCTCAAGAGTCGATCGCGATACTTGAGCGCGAGCTCTCGAGGGTGCGGATTCAGCACCGGTCACTGGTCGCTCAGGTCACGTACTACCAGGGAGCGCTCACCGATATGGGCAACCAGGTCCAGACCTGGATGCGCATGCACAGTGACGTGCTTAAGCAGCTCGGCGAGCAGACGCCCAACCTGAAGGCGTACGCGGACAGCGTCGCGCAGGCGATCAGGGAGTCGTACCCGGACCCGGCGGCGCTGATCGCGGTCATCGCGATGGGCAACGCTGCCGCCGGCACACAAGGGGCGTTGACGCGCTCGCCGACGAAGGGTGATCCGCGCGTCGGCATCGAGCTGCGCCAGGAGGAGCCCGAGAAGACGGCGAGGATCTCGAGATGATTACGGCCACGCGCCAGCTCGCGCGCGAGCTCGAGGATGGCTCTCTCGAGGTCGTGCTCCACGTCCACCAGCAGTACAAGCCGGAGTTCTTCGCGGCGTTCCCGAAGGCTGGCACTTGGATCGCACTCGCGCCAGCGGAGAAGCCGCCGACCCAAGGCGCGGCCGCCACCGGCGCGGAGCCGCCGAAGACGCCAATCGAGGACGCCGGGCTAAATCTGCGGATCGTGAACCTGGTCAGGAATCCGTGGTTCCAGCAGTACGTGGACGAGCGGGGACCGAACGTCGCCGGGGCTGACGCCGAGCAGAGAGCCAGGACGTACATCCGCGCCACCGCCGCCGGGATCGGCGGCCTCACGAGTCCGAAGGCGCTCGACATGATCGTTGCGTCGTTCAACGAGTGGTGCGACGCGAAGGGGTACCGCCAGGATGCCTGAACTTCAGAAGCTCGTCGTCTCTGCGATGCACTCCGGCTCGCTGGAGCCGGATGCCGATCGCGAGGTTCCGCTCGACAGGGTAATGGCCTTCGCCGTTGGGGCAATTCGCGACCCGCTCGGAGAGCAGCTATTCCGCCTGAAGTACATGAACGAGTTGTCTGCCTATCCCGACGCGCTGCGCCTTCTCACCTCGAGGTCGTCCCGTCCCGGCGAGTCGAGGCGCTCGGTGCGTCGCGTGTGCGAGCGCGTCCTCGAGGAGTGGTTTCACGATCGCTGCCCCGTCTGCGCTGGTCGCGGACACATCGTGATTGAAGGAACGCCGCACGCGCGCAACAACTGCTCCGCGTGCGGCGGTTCTGGGCGGCAGCCGATCTCGATCCAGGCGAGGTGCGCCCATCTGGGCGTCTCTCCTGACGCCTACCCGAGGTGGGAACCCAGGCTCACCAGGGCCTACGCTGTGCTCGTGCGGGCAGACGAGGCGCTGTGGCTCGAGGTGTCAGCCCAGCTCGGCCGCGCGGGCGGGCGCCGCGGCCCGGCTTCGAGGTTCGCGAAGATGCTGGCCCAGGGGGTTGCACTTCGTGGTAAAGGGCGTATACTTCCTGGTAGTCGCCCCCAGGCGCACAACGACAACACCATGCCTGGGCCAGGGGCGGCGCAGGATCCCGGCGCACAACCATAACGCCATGCCGGCGTCCCGCGATCGGATAGTGCCCGATCAGCTCAGGCCCTCGCTCGCCCTTTAAAACCGGATCGCCCAATGACAGGGATCTTGACTGTGGCCCTTCTCTGGGCGCCGGTTGCCGTCTTTCTGATCATCGCCTGCCTGCCGCTTTGCCAGCGGCCGGCTCGCGCCCTGAACCTCACCGGAGACGCGAACGTGTTCGTCGACCAGAAGCTTCCCTTGAAGATCTCCCCGACGGCGGCCGACGGATCGCCGGCGCCGGTCACCAACGTCGTGTGGGCCGTCTACGGTTCCTCGCCGGCGACATCGGTCAACACGACCACGCCGGACCTGCTCAGCGCCGAACTGGTCTGCAACGAACCGGCCGATCTGGAGGTCACTGTGACGGCCAAGGCGGCCGACGGAACCGAGCTGGTCGAGCGCGCGACCGTGCGCGTCGAGGCGCGTCCGCCGATCGCGGTGGCGCTGAACCTCGCGCTCGGCGAGCCCCAACCACGCGGCTAAGCCGTGACTGACATGTCCGCGGACGCCAAGATCGCGGCCCTGGCCGCCGAGGTGGCGGGGATGCGAGAGGCGGTCGTGCGCATGGCTCGAGCCGTCGAGACACTGGTCAAGGTCGAGGTGAAGCAAGCCGACCACGGCACGCGCCTGGAGGACCACGAGGGGCGCCTGAGAGCCATCGAGGAGCGGACCCCGGGGCTGGTCGAGATGAGGGCGTGGATCGTCGGCGGGTATGCGGTCGTCTGTGCCGCGATCCTCGCGGCGATCCTGAGTGGGCATGTCGTGGTGTCGCTGGTGCGCTGATGCCCTTTCTGAACCTGGGATCCTGGCTCTGGCGTCTGTTCGGCGGCGCCGGCGCGAGCGCGTCGTTCGAGTCGGTGGACCCGATCCATCACCCGAACGTCACGGCCGGGCTCCAGGTCGTCAGGGCGTGCGAGGGAACCCTGCCGCCGGTAGCCTACCGGGCCCTGTACGGATACCACCCCGTCACGAGGCCCGATCGGCTGTTCGACTCGTTCGCGGATCACCCGCGGCGGAGGTTCTGGTTCGACGGCTCGCCGGTGCCCCAGGGCGTCGTTCCGAAGCCGTACAGCTACACGACGGCCGCTGGAGCGTACCAGTTCACCGAGACAACCTGGGATCGGCTCGCGAAGAAGCTCGGCCGCGTCCCGTTCGACCCGGCCTCGCAAGACGCTCGGGCTGTTGAGCTCATCCGCGAGCGCGGGGCGCTGGATGACCTGATCGCCGGCCGCCTAGAGGTGTTCGTGGAGAAGTGCTCGCCGGTGTGGGCGAGCCTCCCGTTCTCGAATTCGGGTCAGCCGAAGAGGTCGATGGAGTTCGTCCGAAAAGCCTACCGGTTCGCCGGCGGCAAGGAGGAGTGATGAAGGTCATCGGTGTCGCGGGCCACGCCCGCGCAGGCAAGGACACGATCGCCGGGTGGCTCGTCAAGGAGCGCGGCGCTCGGTCGTACTCATTCGCGTTCCCGATCAAGATGGCCCTGACGAACCTGCTCCGGATCGAATGGCAGACATGGTTCGGGCCGGAGAAGGAGCTCCCGATCCCGGAGATCGGCAAGAGTCCGCGCGAGCTTGCGCAGACGCTGGGAACGGAGTGGGGCCGCAATCTGGTCCATCCGGACCTGTGGGTGATCATCGCGAAGATGTCGCTCGACCCGTCCGCGGCGGAGTTGCGCGACGCGACGTACGTGATCCCCGATGTGCGATTCGAGAACGAAGCCGCCTTCGTTCGCGAGCACGGCACCCTGGTCCACGTCTACCGCGACGGCGCCGACGGGAAGGTGGGCATCGTCGGCCACGAGAGCGAGAGCGGCGTCCAGTTCGAGCCGGGAGACATCCTGATCTCGAACAACGGCACGATCGAAGAGCTGCACCACAAGCTCGGCGCGCTGTTCCCGCCCAGGGTCTGATCAGCTTGGCTGCCCTCACCGACGAGCAGTGTCGCGAAGCGCTCAGGATCTACCTGAGTAACGGCGGCAACATGTCCGCGGCCTCGCGAAAGGCTGGAATGCCGGAGCCGACGTTCCGGGCTCGGGTTGTCAGGGCCAGGCAGCGCAACTTGCGGGTCGAGGTCGATGCTCAATCCCATGGCGATCCGCCCACGGCTCGTAGTGAGGTCGACGTCCTGCGCGACGAGGTCATCGAGCTGCGCGCGCAGTTGCGCAGCGTGCGGCAGAACACGCTCGATGACGAGTACGTCAAGCGCAAGCTGATCGGCCTGTCCGAGTCGATCGACAACACGCGCCCGATCCCGTGGATCCCGCGGAAGGCCGGCAACTCGACGCTGCCGGGTGTGCCGGTCGCGCTGTGGTCGGACTGGCACTGGGGCGAGGTCGTTGACCCGCGGCAGATCAACGGCGTCAACGAGTACAACCTCGCGATCGCGCAGGCGCGCGCGCGCAAGCTCGTCGAGAAGACGATCTTCCTGCTGCGCCAGCACGTCGTGAACCCGAAGTTCCCCGGCATCGTGGTGAACCTCGGCGGCGACATGCTCTCCGGCGACATCCACGAGGAGCTGTCGGAGACGAACGACGTCCCGATGATGCCGGCGCTGCTCGATCTCTACGGCGTTCTGCGCTGGGCGATCGCGACGCTGGCCGACGAGTTCGGCAACGTCTACCTGCCGTGCGTGACCGGCAACCACGGTCGCAACACGCGCAAGCCGCGCGCGAAGCAGCGCAACTTCACGAACTTCGACTGGCTGCTCTACCAGTTCCTGCAGAAGTTGTTCGCCGGCGACGACCGCGTGCAGTTCTTCATCCCCGACGGCCCGGACGCGTTCTACCGCGTCTACAACCACCGCTACCTGCTCACGCACGGCGACCAGTTCCGTGGTGGCGACGGGCAGATCGGTGCGCTCGGCCCGATGACGCGCGGCAACAAGCGCAAGCAGGCGCGCAACGCCGCGATCGGTCTCGAGTACGACACGATGCTGATGGGCCACTGGCACCGGTGGGTGCCGATGGTCGACCAGATCACAAACGGTAGCCTGAAGGGCTACGACGAGTACGCGAACGCGATGAACTTCGCGTTCCAGATCCCGATCCAGGGGCTCTGGCTGACGCACCCCACGAAGGGCATCACGATCACGATGCCGGTGAAGCTCGAGGACGAGCCTGGGGCGCAGGAGGCCGCGCCGTGGGTCTCCTGGAAGGACGCCGCATGATCACGATCGAGCTCCCGACCTGGCTGCCGCTGCAGGCCGTCCAGTTCATGCTGGGCGGTCTCGCCGGGCTGCTGGCGAACTACATGAGCTTGCGCGGCAAGGGCCTGATCCGCGACAGCCTCTACTGCTTCCTGCTCGTCGAGCGCCCCGGCCGCACGCTGGCGAGCGTTCTCACGCTGATCGCCGCGTGCTTCGCGGCGGTTGCCGTCGGCGGTCTCGAGGAGATGAAGATCACCACCGCGGTCGCCACTGGATTCACGAGCGGCTGGGCGATCGACGCCGGCGTCACGCCGGCGCTGTCGAGGAGCGAGTGATGCTGGCCCTCGCGTTCCTGTCCGGGGTCGCGTGCGGCTACCTGGCCGCGAAGCCAGAGAAAGCGATCGCCATCGTGGCGCGCGTGCGGGCATGGAACGCCGAGCGCCTCGCGCGCCGGCGCGCCGGGAGTGCCGAGTGACGCTCGTACCGTGGTGGATGAAGTGGCTCGCGCTCGCGGCGCTCGTCGTCGGGGCGTTCGGGTTCGGCGTGGTCCAGGGAATCGACTACGAGTCGATGCGCCGGGACGCGAAGGACGCCGCGGCGATGCGCGCGATCGACGCCGCGCGCCGCGTGTACGTGCGCGAGGTCGTGAAGATCAAGAAGGTGTACATCGAGCGGCGCCAGGCGGACGTCAGGTTGCGCTCGGACGTCCTGGGGGAGGTTGCGAAGCATGCGAGCGAGATTCCTGATCCTCCTCAGTGCTGGCTGGATGATCGCCGGGTGCAGTCCATCAATCGTGCGATCGAGCCTGGATCCGATCGATCCGGAACTGCTGCAGCTCTGCGCACCGCTGACGCGGCTCGCTTCTGGCCGGCACCAGGCGGTGGAGGAGTGGGCGGTGGCAACGGTCTTCAGCTACAAGGAGTGTTCGGACCGTCACCGGGCCCTGGTGGAGACGGTGAAGCTGCGGCAGTCGATCGAGGAGAAGCTCGAGGCGGGTGATGTCGGGCCCGCTCGGTGAGACCGAGCTCGTCGTCTCCGAACCGAGTGGGCCTGGAGACTTCAGCGACCTGTACGCGCTGACGAAGCTGCGCTGCTCGACGTGCAGCGCGATCTGGAAGCAGTACAGGTTGGCCGGCTCGAGCCTGAAGCCGCTGCGGTGTCCTGGGTGCGGGAAGCGCACGGTTGACTACCACGACGGCGAGCCCGGCCGGGTCGTCCTGCACTACATGAACTGAGTCCGGCGGTGCGTCGCGACGGCGGCGCTCTGTGACGACGCCCGCGGGCCGCTCACCATACCACCAAACGCGTGGGGGTGTGTGCGGTCCGCGGGTGCCGGATTAGAAGGTGAGCGGCGGTCCAGAGCGGGCCGGCTTGACGGACCAGGACGGCAACAGCGTCCACTGAGAGCCGACCTTCTCGGCGCCGTGGACGCGGCCCTCGGCGCA